CAGAATCAAAGAAAGACACACATTGCTCAGATAAGTGCTGTGGTGCAGAAGTAAAAAGAGAAGATTGCAAATGTCCTCCAGACTGTGAACATTGTAACTGTAACGATCCTAAGGTTGCAGAAGTACAAGAAGTTAGTGACTTTAAAAAACGTGAACTAGAATACGAACTTAGAGGCGAAGAACCTAAACGAGATCCTAAGAAACGTAGACCGTACAGAACACCGCAAGAAAGAATACAGGACGCTAACAAAAGAAATAGCAAAGAAGTAAAAAAAGAAGCAACAACAATAACAAAAAATGGTAATACAGTAATGGCAGACGGTAGACCATTAAGTTTTGCAGACTGGAGATCAGAGGTTGAAAAAGAATCAGGTCACCCTATGCAACGTTCGCCAGAAGAGCAAAAGCAAGGTTATGCTAGTTATTTAAAAAGAGCAAACAATGTTTGGGAACAAATTGAAGAAGGTTTTAGTACTATGTCAGGTAGTAGCAAAACAAGTTACCAAGGACTAGATAACGTTAAACTTATTGTACGACATAAAAAAGAAGTTAATGAAGAAGTGCGTGGTTCAAGAAGCAGAAACATACACAGCATCTTTGTACAACGAGGCGACGAAAGATTTAAAATGTCAGAGAACAATCTCAAAGCCGCTAGAGCAATGGCGAGACATGTAAAGAATGGTGGAGAGCCGTTTGATTCAGTTGGTAGTGCAATTAATGAAATGGCAACAGAGCAAAGAAAACTCAGAGAGTTTGTTCGTTATGTTAAAAAATCAGGTTTAGTAAATGAAGAAAACGAAAGTTATGTAACATTAGCAGTAGAGAATATTGATTTTATTACAACTTCTTTTACTAAGTTAGCAGGTGTTAAATCATATGCTAATGCAACGGAGCAAGTTTTAGATAGAACCCATACAGAAGTGTTACAAGATGATATCGATCTCGAGGGTAAATTTACTGAGACACATTTTGATAATAGAGTTGCTAACGTAGTAGATTCTATTAAAACAGCAATGTCAAGAAAAACTGGTTTTGAACGTTCAATTGATACAGCAGTAACAACTGAAACGTTTGATCAACTTAAAAGTTTGTTGTCAGAGGACGACGGCATGGAGTTTGCTACACCGTATGCAAAATTAGGACATCAAGTAGGCCAAATGGGCAATAGTGTAACTAATCCTCATTTAGGGAACTACTTATCAGGAATTAGCAAGAAGCTCAACAACGGGGACAGAATGTCACAACATGAGTACACAACTGTTAAAAGTTGTTTATTAGGTGCTCATCAACAGCACGAAGTGCCAGTAAGCGTAGCAGAAAGCGTAGAAGAACAGTACGAACAATTTATAGAACAATTTAACATTCTATAACTAATATAAATATTTGGAGACAAAATGGTTGATTCAGTAAAAAATTACGGTATAGCAGGAGTTGACAGTACAGTTGAACTTGGTAAAGCCGGACAAAAGATAGTTAGTTCAGCTAGTGATGTTTCATTGAAAAATCCTAACGACAGCCTGTCTAAAGCAAAAGTGCTAACAGGTACCGCTTCCGATCATGCTGTAACATTAGCACAAATGAATACAGCAACATCAGGCAAAGTACAGACTATTACAGAAACTGTAGATTACAACAGTGGTACTAATTTCTTTTTGTTTACAGTTGCCGCTAATACAAAGATTCTTAATGTAACGGTTACAAAGTCGTCTAACTGGTCTTCTTATAATGCCTCAACAGAAATTACAGTAGGTGATTCCGGCGATACAGATAGATTGTTCACAGGCTTTCAAGCAGATGGCGAACAATATAGAGTAGAAACTGGGCATACTTATGCTAATGAAACAGAAATACTAGCACAAATTACTCAAGGCGGCGCCAGTTCTGGTACAGCTACAATTGAAGTTTTCTTTGCGGGTCCGAGCATTAATCAAGTACAGTAACTAGCAAATTCTTTTATATACCCAAAAAAACCCGCTTAATGCGGGTTTTTTGCTAAATACTATTGTTAAGAAAAAATGTGTTAACATTAAATTAAAAAAACGGTTGACTTTTCTTATCTAGGCATTTATAATAGTAACAGTCGCAATATTGCGGCGAACATGGCAAACATGGCAAACATAGGAGAAACATCATGGCCTCATTAGCAGAAATCAGAGCGAAGCTCTCATCAATGGAAACCAAACCCGGTTCCAATAAACAGCAATCCGATAACGCAATCTTCCCGCATTGGAATATTGACGAAGGTACGTCTGTAACACTTAGGTTCTTACCTGACAGTGATACAAACAATACTTTCTTTTGGATTGAACGTCAAATGATTCGTCTTACCTTCCCAGGTGTAGTAGGCGGAGAAAACAAACCAGTTACAGTACAAGTCCCTTGTGGCGAGATGTACGGTGACACATGTCCAGTATTAACTGAGGTTAGGCCTTGGTTCAAAGATGCTTCACTAGAAGATATGGGCAGAAAATATTGGAAAAAACGTTCTTATATTTTTCAAGGTTTTGTTATTGACAACCCTCTAAACGAGGAATCACCTGAAAACCCAATTAGACGATTTGTTATATCACCACAGATCTTTAACATTATTAAGTCCGCATTGATGGACCCAGATATGGAAAACATTCCAACTGATTATGTTAATGGTTGTGACTTTAGAGTTACTAAAACTACTAAAGGACAATACGCTGATTACTCAACATCAAACTGGGCTCGTAAAGATAGTTCATTAGATGAATCACAACTAGCGGCAGTTGACGCCAATGGTTTATTTAATCTAAGTGACTACTTACCAGCACAACCAACTGCAGAAGGATATAACGCAATTTCAGAAATGTTTGCGGCATCAGTAGATGGTGAATTATATGATCCTGCAAAATGGGGTAACTTCTACAAGCCATATGGCGTTGAAGTTCCTGCAACAGCAGTTCAAGCCTCAAGTGCTCCAGCTCAAGTAAGTGCGCCAGTTCCAACACCAGTTACTGTACCAGTAACAGCACCTGCACCAGCAGTAGTTGAAACAACAGCACCTGTAGTTGAAACAGCGGCACCTGTAGTTGAAACAGCGGCACCTGTAGTTGAAACAGCGGCACCTGTAGTTGAAAATGAAGACAAAGGTAAGAAATCAGCAGATGACATCTTAGCTTTGATCCGTAACAGATCACAGTCGTAAGGAGATATCATGCAAAAACCATTTGACTTAACCAAGTTCAGAACTGGTATTACTAAAAGCATCAGTGGCATTAGTGCAGGATTCCATGACCCAAGGGATTGGATCAGCACTGGTAACCACACTCTAGACTATTTAATTAGTGGAGACTTTGCCGGGGGTATTCCCCTCGGTAAGGTAACGGTGTTTGCAGGCGAATCAGGTTCTGGTAAATCATTTATATGTTCTGGCAACATTGTTAGAAATGCACAAAAACAAGGATGTCAAGTAGTATTATTTGATTCTGAGAACGCATTAGACGAGCAATGGTTACAAGCATTAGGTGTAGAAACAACCCCTGATAAACTATTAAAAATTAGTGTTTCAATGATTGACGATGTTGCTAAAGCAATTAGTGAATTTATGAAAGATTATAAGTCTAACTATGGTGATCTTGCTTATGAAGATCAACCTAAGTTACTTTTTGTAGTTGACTCATTGGGTATGTTGTTAACACCAACTGATGTAGCACAATTTGAGAAAGGTGACATGAAAGGTGACATGGGTAGAAAGCCTAAGGCGTTAGCGTCTTTAGTTAGAAACACTGTTAATCAGATTGCTCCGTTCCCAATTGGCATTGTAGCAACCAACCACACTTATGCATCGCAAGATATGTTTGACCCTGATGATAAAATCAGTGGAGGACAAGGATTTATATATGCATCAAGTATTGTTGTAGCAATTAAAAAACTAAAACTCAAAGAAGATGAGGATGGTAATAAAGTTTCTACAGTACAAGGTATAAGAGCCGCTTGTAAAGTTGTGAAATCAAGATACAGCAAACCTTTTGAAGGTGTGCAGATTAAGATTCCATACGAGACAGGAATGGACCCTTACAGTGGTATGGTAGAAATGCTTGAACAAAAAGGCATTATTACTAAGACAGGTAATAAACTTGAATATACATCTCCTGTTACAGGCGAGATTATTAAAGAGTTTAGAAAAGGATGGACATCTGAGAAGCTTCAGATAATTATAGACGAATGGGAACAAAATCCAGTTGCACAGAAAGAAGTAATTGAGGATATTGATCCTGATGATTTAAACCCTACAGTTGAGGAGTACACAGATGAGTCCTGAAGTAGCATTACTTCATGAAGTATGGGATTCTGTTAGATCGTATATTGCGGCTAAAGAACGACTTCACGAAGCAGAAAGATTACTTAGAATTTTCGAGGAGCACATTGACATGTCTGACTTGAAAGATAACGCACACGAGTTTGATAAATCAATGAAAGCGGCCATCGTTAATTTTTATGACGAAGGTTACGACGAAGATGATGAAGAAGGCTCTGAAGAAAGTTATTACTAAGGAAGAAAGAAATGGCTACATGGTATAATAAAGTTGTTGCAGATTTAAGTAGTATTGTTGACTGTATTACTTATTATGAAAACGAACTATCAGAAGCCAGGTACGAGTGCAGGATCAAAGGGAGTCTGGAAAAAGCCAGTTCCTCCCTTCCTGGACTCACCGAATATCGGTTCAATCAACTACAAGAGATTGAAGCAATTCTCGAACACCTTAACATAGAACTTCGAAAAGTCCGTTCAATTACATTCCGTAAATACTTAGAAAGTTACAACAGAACATTAAGCAGTAGAGATGCTGAAAAGTTTGTTGATAGCGAACAAGATGTAATTGACCTCACACACCTTACTAACCAATTCAGCCTTTTGCGTAATCAATACCTAGGCATTATGAAAGGACTTGATACTAAGCAATGGCAAATAGGCCATATTACAAGACTGCGAACAGCAGGAATGGAAGACATAGTAATCGAGTAATTTATGATATATGGCGTTGGTACTGATATTTTAGATAATAGTAGACTTAGTGATTACGAAAAAAGCACCAAGTTAGCATCCAAGATACTTAGTATTACAGAACTTAACATTTACCAAGAATTAACAAAATCCCAAGCAGTCAAGTACTTAGCCAAGCAATTTACTTGCAAAGAAGCAATTTCTAAGGCATTTGGCACAGGTATTAGGGGCGATGTAGTAATGTCAAACATGGAAATATTGAGGGATAATCAGGGTAAACCATACCTAAATGCCCTTGGCAAACTCAGGGATTATATGGATTCTATAGGTATAACTGCCACACATTGCTCCATATCTGACACAAATTTGCATACTATTTCAATTTGCATACTAGAAAACGGTTGACAAATACCAAATACTTGCTATAATAGTGGCATAGTTAGGAAGTTAACAAAGACTTTTAACTAGTTCAACTGAACGGTTGACAAGTTAGTAATTGATGTTATACTATACTAGTAAGTTAAATTATTGCTGTGGGAGGCAAATATGACAAACCAAGTAAAAATATTCCAAGGTACATACAGAAATGCTCCAATTACGGATACTGTATTTCCTTTGGTGAAGCCAATACAATATGGCAAAAAAGGCATGTTCATTACTGTAGATGCTAGTAAGGTATTAGATCCATCTAAAAAAGCAATTCGAATATTAATCGAATCTGAAAAAGATGTTTCATATGTACCTGCAGAAGATCAAGTTGTTGCTGAAGAAGTCGTTGCTGAAACAACTGAAACAGACGAAGAAGCACTTGATCGTATTGCAAAAAGATTTGAAATCTTAGACCAAATGACTGACGCTGTAGCAAACGGTGTTGTTAGAGGACTTATTGTAAGTGGTCCTCCAGGAGTTGGTAAAAGTTTTGGTGTTGAAAAAGTGTTAGAAGAATATGACATGATGACAAAGTTGTCTAACCAAGCACCAAGGACTGAGATTGTAAAAGGTTCAATGACACCAATAGGTTTATTCCAGACATTATATAACAACTCGGCGGCAGGCAACATCTTAGTATTTGATGACTGTGATACTGTGTTGTTCGATGAAGTATGTTTGAATATGCTTAAGGCTGTTTTGGACTCGGGCAAGAAAAGAACTATTAGTTGGAAATCAGAATCTGTCGCTTTGCGTAGAGAAGGAATTCCAGATAGGTTTGAGTTTAAAGGTGGTTGTATCTTTATTACTAACGTTGATTTTGAGAACGTTCGTAGCAAGAAGATCAAAGATCACTTAGCGGCTCTCATGTCCAGATGTCATTACATTGATCTAGAGTTAGGTAGTGTTAATGATAGATTTTTGAGAATCAACCAAATCGTCAGAGACGGTATGCTAGATGAATACAACTTTGGTGAAATTGGGAATACCGAAGTTGTTGACTTCATGCTTGAAAAAGCAAGTAGGTTGAGAGAGATTTCATTAAGGATGGTCCTTAAAGTTGCAGACTTAAAGCAAATGTCTCCGGACACTTGGAAGGATCTTGCAGAGACTACCTGTATGAAAAGACTAACGGATTTTTAGTTCTCCCACACTAAAACTTTTAGTCGACTGGAGCACTAGCATAATTGCTAGTGCTCCTTTTATTATATTAATATTAACTAAAGAGGTAAAATGAAAAATATATTATTAACAGCACTAAGTCTTCTAGTAGTGCTAGCCGTCCCTACAAATGTTTCGGCAGAAGAGATAGAAGAAATTGTTATTATTGGATCAACAGTAACTGAAACAGAATCTGATCCAACGCAGGAAGTCTCATTAAGTGAGATTGTTATGCCAGCAAGACCAGATAACCCAGGTGGTTATGGCGGTGTTGCATTATATAATGAAAGAGGTGCATCAACATCTCATTCAACTATATATGTAAATGGTATTCCAGCAAATGATTCAGGCTCAGGATGGTATGACTTTGGCCATGACTTGGCGACAGGTTCAGAGACAGTTAAAGTAGTAACTGCACCAAACGGTGTTGCATACGGCTCTGGCTCTCTTGGTGGAGCAGTTTTTATTACTGATTCTTTTGAAACAGGTGCTACAATTAGATACGGAGTAGAACACGATTTTATAAACATGCAATATGGCGAAGATGATTTAGGTTTTAGTATTACTTCGTTTGATGTTAATAATGGCAGTGTTAAAACAGACAATGAAGAGGACGACTACTACACTAATACATCAGCTAAAGCAATGTTTGATGCCGGCGTTTTAGATGTTGTACTAACTTATACTGATTATGACTACGATTACGATGGTTGTTATACTTCGTCATTTGCATCAAGTAATGATTGTAATCAAACAGGTGAGAAAGGTACAGTAAGTGCAAGGAACGATAACGTTACATTTGGTTATACGTTTAATAACACTAACTACTACACTAACGACATACAAGGTATTGTGAACGAAGCTAGTAGGGTGTACGTTGACGCTAGAGACTCTATGCAAGTTGCTACAGCAACTATTTTGTATGGGGTAACTTTAGACAAAGCAGAGTACAATAACAACGAGCAAAACAATTCTAGTGTTTACTTATTAACAAACATAGGTTCATTTGATATTGGTCTAAGAACTTCTAGTGATGCAACAGTGGTTAGAGCAGGCTTTGAAAAAAACGGATTCTTTGGTAACATAGGTACTAGTTATTCTAACCCTACTTTATATCAACTGTATGGAGATGGATGGGTCAAACCTAATTCCTTATTACAGCCAGAAGAAGCAACAGGTGGCGAACTTGGTTACAATGGTCTAAGTGTTTTTGCATATAACTTTAGCGAAGGTATTAGTTATGCAAATCAGCAGTACTTTAATACAGGTAGTTACTCTACTAAAGGTGTTAGGCTAATGAAAACAATTCCTCTGCCATATGGCGGCATGAACATTATGGTAGGCTACACGGATTCAGATCAACCGAGAGTTGCAGAATGGAAAAGTGTACTTGATGCGTTTTTTACAATTGGCGAGTATCGGTATGCGTTTACCCATTCTACAATGAGAGACAGGAAACCTAGTGCATACGATTCTTCACTTGATAACATTCAGTCGTTAGACTTTAATGTTTCTAGGTACCTTGGTAAATTTAAAATAGCAGTTCATGTACAAGACATATTTGACGATGAGTACGAAGTCCTTCCGGGCTATGGTGCTGGTGGAAGAAGTTTCTTGTTGACAGTAGTCTATAAGTAGTGTATAATTAAGCATATGGCAAATGTAACTCTAGAAATTAAAGATGAAGTAAACATTAGGTTCAAAGGACTTGATGTTAAAACCAGGCGAAAGATTTCAGATGAGACAAAATACTTTTTGCCTTATGCTTTCCACATGCCAGCCTACAAGTTAGGGAGATGGGATGGTTGTGTAAGATTTTGTGATATAGGTGGTAGGTCTTATATAAATTTATTAGATCGCTTACTGCCTATTATTACTAAAGAAGGGTATACTGTTGATGTTGAAGATAATCGACAAGCCTGGACATTTAATTTTGAACCAGTTGAAGCAACTAGTTATGATCATGTTGCATGGCCTAAGAAGCATACTGCAGAAGGCATGCCTATAATATTACGAGACTACCAAGTTAAAGTAATTAATGATTTCTTAAATAATCCTCAATGCTTACAGCAAGTAGCCACAGGAGCAGGAAAAACATTAGTAACAGCAGTACTTAGTCACAAGTGTCAACCGTATGGTAGAACAATTGTTATTGTGCCTAACAAGGACTTAGTAGTTCAAACAGAAAAAGATTATAAGAATTTAGGACTTGATGTTGGTGTGCTATTTGGCGACAGGAAGCAATATGATAAAACACACACAATATGCACCTGGCAAAGTCTCGCAGTACTAGAAAAGAAAACAAAGGCAGGTGAAGCTGAAGTTGACTTAGATGTATTCTTAGATAACGTAGTTTGCATTATGGTAGATGAAGTACATAAAGCAAAAGCAGATGTACTCAGAGATCAACTAAGCGGCATGTTTAAAGATGTCCCTATACGTTGGGGACTAACAGGAACTATACCGAAAGACGACCACGAAGCAGTAGCATGTACCTGTGCGTTAGGTCCTGTTGTAGGAAGTTTAAGTAGTAAAGAATTACAAGACATGGGCGTATTGGCTGACCTGGATATAAGCATACTTCAAATGAAAGATGCTCCAGCAGGATTCAATAGCTATGCACAAGAATTGAAATGGTTAACAACAGATGAGGTACGGCTGAAACATATCTCAAAGGTGATAGACCAGTTATCTAAAAATGGTAATACATTAGTCCTTATTGATAGAATAAGAACAGGCGAAATCTTTATAGAACAAAACCCAGAATGGGTATTTGTTTCTGGAGGAATGAAAGTCAAAGATAGACAAGAGGAGTACGATGAGATATCGGAAATGGACAACAAAGTTATTGTTGCTACATATGGCGTAGCGGCAGTAGGTATTAACATTCCTAGAATTTTTAATCTAGTTATGTTAGAACCAGGAAAGAGTTTTGTTCGTGTTATACAAAGTATCGGTAGAGGTATTCGTAGAGCTAAGGACAAAGATTATGTTAACGTGGTAGATATCACAAGTGACCTGAAGTACAGCAAACGGCATCTTACTAAAAGAAAGCAGTTTTATAAGGAACAAGAATTTAGGCACACAATTACAAAGGTGGAATATAAATGAAAATACTAACAGTAGAAGATTACCCGTACGAGCTCGATACTGTACCAGAACAAATTGACGATTTACGATATTGCGCCTTGGACGCCAGTGACAAGGAGTGGGTAGATTTTTACTTTCTTCCTCTTATCTTCTTAGAAAGTTTTTATGCCCCAGCAATCTGTTTACAGATAGGCGATTTTAAATTACAGATGCCCATGGACTGGAGCATTCTTTTGTGTGATGAAGATATGGGAATGGTTGAAACCATTCCGTTAGCAAGTTTAAATAATAGAGGATTTAGAGCTTTAGTAATGAATCCATTGAGCAATAGGATACCAGATAGTTTAGATATTACAATTACTAACATCTATCAAGATGTTAAATGGTTCTTCCCTAAACTTAAACACGGGCATTTATTAGCAGTACCTTTAGAAGATAAGAAAACTCCTAAGTGTGTATTCTTTGTCAAGGAACTAAACAAGGTACAAGATTTTCAAATAGGAGATTTAATCTAATGTACGAGTTTACAAGTGAAAGTGTGAGTGTAGGCCATCCAGATAAAGTAGCCGACTTAATTTCAGATGCAGTTGCAACTTACTTGATTGATAAAAATGTCAACCACAGAGCCGCAGTAGAAACATTAGTAACAACTAATATGGTTACTGTCGCAGGCGAATACAAAAGT